CGGTTCGTAGTATCTTCGCATCAGGTTTTCATCATCTGAGGTTTGAGAGGGGCAGTCAGCAATGGCTGCCCTTCTTATTTTTACGGCCATGAAGATTTGCATTGTCTATAACGCCCATCCAACCGGGTGCAGTTACTACCGCCTCGAAATGCCGAACGCATACTTGGGCGACAACTACCCGGAGTTCGATTACGTCTGCGTTGAGAACATCACCACCATCAGCGACGAGGGGCTTCGTTCGATTGACCTGTTCCTGTTCAGCAGGCTTTGGTGTCAGGGAACCATGGAGCAAGTCGAAAATGTTTACAAAGCCCTGACCCAATACGGAGCGAAAGTCATCCTTGACTTGGACGATTACTGGGTCCTTGAGAGTGGCCACATCATGTACCGTCACTATCACCAAACCAAACTCGCAGAGGTCATCCGTAAGCACATCAAATTGGCTGATTGGGTAACTTGTACCACCGAGCATCTTGCTGCTCGCATACGGCCTCTAAATGCGAATGTGAGCATCTTGCAGAATGAGCCTTACGAAGCCTATCAGCAGTTCATCCCCAACCCGGAGGAAGAACCCGACAAGCACCTCGTCAAGTTCGGTTGGTTCGGTGGTGCGCAGCATGGCGAGGATATGGAACTGCTCCGTGAGGGGATGCAGAAACTACGCTGGGACGCAAACTTGGACGGCAAGTACCGCCTCTATCTTGGAGGGTGGAACGACAACAACCCCGTTTACGAGGGCTACGAGAAAATCATCAGCGACCAAGGGAATAACCCAAACTACGGACGCATTCAGGCAGCGGATATTTACTCCTACGTCGGGGGCTACAACTTCGTGAATGTTACCCTTGCACCGCTCCGGGACACCAAGTTCAACAAACTGAAATCCGAGTTGAAGGTCGTAGAGGCAGGGTGGATGAACAAGGCCATCATCGCATCCGAAACCATCCCTTACACCGATGTCATCAAGCACGGGGAGAACGGGTTTCTCGTGCCTTACAACAAGCCGAAAGATTGGTACAAGTACATCAAGCAGTTGATTCTTGACCCCGACCTGCGTAAGGGCTTGGCTGACAACCTCACACGGGACATCAAAAAGCAGTTCAACGTGGCTGAAACCGCCAAGAAGCGGGCCGAACTATACAGGCAGATTGGGCGCAAATTGTGAAATTCGGGGGCATCGCACATTTACAAGCAGATGCTTTACCTGAACCCCAACACGACCAACACCCTGACGGTTACTTGGACCGAGCGAGCCAGCACGGGGGACCGCTACATCTTGCGACTCACGAGCATCGCCAAGAACACCACGACCGATTTCACCTTGCTGAAATCCGCAAACCTTTCATCCTACACCAACCGCTATGACCAATTTTCGATTGCCGTGGGGTCGCTTGAAACAGGCTCGTATCGTTACGAAGTTTACGATACCAATAGCACGGTTGCCGCTGCTTTGGCGGTCGTTGAAACGGGCTTGGCATTTGTACAAACCGCAACGATAGGCTTTAACGCCTACGCCAATTCAATTACTTACAACACCTTCCTCGCATCCAGCGTGAGGGTTTTCGATTCAACCTTTGACCAATCCTTCGCATGAGCGTACAAACACGAAGCGACCTCCAAGCGAGTGCTGCTACCATTACCAACGAAACCGCTGCCGGGGCGAACACCGCATCCCGTGTGGGGGGTCTATTCGACGACCTTGCAGACACCGCAACGCTTGACCGGGAACGGGGCTTTGCGAACCTTTACCTCGATACCAACACGGCTTTCACCCCAACGCAGGGGCAAAGGGTTAAGTTGACAAGTGCGATGCAATCAGGCGTTTTGTCAACCTACAATTTCTCACGGACTAACAACTCGCTGACCTACACAGGCACAACAGGGGCGACCCTTCGCATCGCTGCATCCATGGTCTTGGCACAGGGCAACAACAACCAAATCAAGGTTTACATCGCCAAGAACGGCACAGCGATAGACCAGTCAATGACTGACATCACGACGACCCACACCAACGGCCATGCGATTTACACGGAAGCCTACGTTACGGGTGCAGTCAACGATGAGTTCACCATCTACGTCAACGCAATCGATAGCGGTGCAAGTATCACGATTTCAGCCCTTTCATTTACCATCCACACGCTATGAGTAATAAATCTACTCAACACTTCACCCAATGGTTGGGGATAGAGCATAAGGTCCCCGTGATGCTGGAGAACCGCTCCGGCAAGTACATCACCTACGGCTTTGCCAACGAATACCCCTACTACCTGCTGGACAACTATCGCAGGTCGTCCAAGCACAACGCTATCGTCAACGGCAAGGTGAACTACATCATGGGCGGAGGATGGCAGGCAGGGGATGACTTGACCGTGGAGCAAGAGGCCCGGTTCATCAAGTTCTTCGATGGAATGTCCAGCACCGAGGACCTCAACGACATCACGGAGAAACTGGTCCTTGACTTGGAACTATTCAACGGCTTTGCGGTTGCGGTTACTTGGTCCAAACTTGGGACCATCGCCAAGATGGAGCACGTCCCGTTCGAGAAAATCAGGGTGGACAAGGAAGAAAAGATGTTCCAAGTCGCTGACTGGTATAACGACGACATGATGCAGTTGTTCCCCAAGGTCGGGGACATCGAGAAAATCCCTGCATTCGACCCGGAGAATCGCCTTGGAAAGCAGTTGTTCTACTATCGGGTCTATGCAGCAGGCGTGAAGCACTATCCTTTGCCGGAATACATCGGGGGCAATGCTTGGATTGAGGCAGATGTGCAAGTGGCGAACTTCCACAACAACAACCTGCGCAACAACTTTTGGGGCGGTTACTTGATTAACTTCAACAACGGGATCCCGACCCCCGAAGAACAGGGCGACATTGAGAGGCAAATCAAACGCAAGTTCAGCGGTACGGATAACGCTGGTCGCTTCGTTGTAACCTTCAACGATGAAGCAGCGAATGCCCCGACACTTGAACCGCTCACTCCGTCCGACATGGATAAGCAGTTCGAGGTATTAAACAAATCAATCCAGCAAGAGATATTCATTGCCCACAGGGTTACCAATCCCATGCTTTTCGGAGTAAAGACCGAAGGCCAATTGGGTGGACGCAACGAATTGGTCGAAGCCTACGAACTATTCAAGGCGACCTACGTCAACGACCGGGTCCGCAAGGTGGAGCGGATGATTAATTACCTCGGCTCCTTCAATGGCGTGGAAGGTATGGAACTTATCCCTGTGGAACCCATCACGGAGCGACTAAGCGAACAAGCCCTGTTGCAGATTATGACCCAAGACGAACTTCGGGAAAAGGCAGGTCTGCAACCGCTTGAGAAACCTGCTGACGTGGTGGGACCTAACCCCCAACCCGACGAGCAACCGCAAACCGTGGAGCAACTTGCCAGCAACGACAACATCAAGAAACTATCGGGCCGTGAGTACCAAAATCTGATGCGTATTGTCAGGCAGTATATGCAGGACAAAATCACGCTGGAGATGGCTCGGACCATGCTATCAGCAGGTTTCGGCCTATCAGCCCAAGAGATTGACACGATGCTGGGCGTTCAGTCCCAAGAGTTCAGCGAGCCTCAATGGGGCGAAGAAGACGACGAGGACTACGGATGGGGCGACGAAGAGTTCAAGGTCTTGGAGGTGGTTGCAAGCAAGTTTGGTTGTCATGCAGACGATTACCATGTGATGCACTCCAAGCCGATGCGGTTCGATGCCAACATCGACGAAAACATCCGCTTGGCCTTTGCCGAACTGGGCGAAGAAGAGAAAGAGTTGGACCTGAAGATTGAGGCTTACCGCAAGAAGAACCGGGACGCATCGGTTGAAGAAATGGCAAAGGAGTTCGGGGTCAGCAAGGCCAAGGTCGCCAAGCGAGTCGCCTACCTAATCACCAAAGACCGCTATCCTATCAGCAGAGCCGTGGACAAGATTGCCGAGCAGAACCTTCCCAAGAACGTGAAGGAAGTTGCCGAGCCTGTCTTGGAGGTCCGCTACAAGTACGCATGGGCCACAGGTTTCAGCAACAAGGACAAAGGATCCAGCCGTGAGTTCTGCAAGGTCATGCTTGACTTGGCAGGGCAGGGCAAGGTTTACACACGGGACGACATTGACGGGATTTCTGCAATCATGGGATATTCCGTTTGGAATCGCAGAGGCGGTTGGTATCACACCCCCAGCGGAGTGAATCGCCCCCAATGTCGCCATGTATGGGAGCAGCAGTTGGTCATCCGCAAAGGCAACAAAATTTCAAAGGCATGAAGGCACTCTTTATCAGCGAAGAAACGCTACTGGACAATAGTATCATAAACGAGAACGTATCCTACACCCAAATCCGTCCAACGGTTGTCAAGGTGCAAGAGATGCGGATTCAGCCCATCGTTGGCTCTCCGTTGTACGGGGAATTGGTTACGCAGGTCGTCAGCGGTTCAACGTCTGCACTCAACCAAACGCTCTTGGAGGACTACATCCAACCTGCAATGATTCAATGGCTTTACTACGAACTACCCATGGTCTTAGCGTTCAAGTACATGAACAAGGGGATGGTTCGCAGAACGAGCGAAGAGTCCTCCCAAATGAGCATGGAAGAGATTACCCGGCTGACCGACAAAGTGAAGAACGATGCCGAGTGGTACTCCGAACGCATCACCCGCTACCTCATGGAGAACCGCAACGCCTATCCGCTTTGGAACTCGCCTCCGTCTGCGTTGGACACCATCTACCCGAACGCTACGAACTACCGAACCGGGATGGTCTTGGACCGCAACAGGAGGATGGGAATCAGCAACCTTGACTACCCCTACCCCTACGGTCAATTTGGGGCGTGTAACGACTGCTAAGCATGGGAGCGCATAAAAAAAACATACTGAAACTGCAGACTTATGTCATGGATAAAAATCAAGCAAGCCCTGCTGGACCTTGCAAATGCTCATCCACAGGTCAACTCCTTCGGGACGGGCGACCCGCTTGCAATCGGCACG